AAGCCTGTACTTTTCCAGGACACCACCAACATCTTCTTTGCCAAGGAGCCTGAGGCCGAGTTTGTCGACGAGGGCGGCGCTCACACTTCTCAGCAGGTGGAGTTTAAACCTGTACAGGGCATCATTAAGAAGGCGCACGTTACTGTTCGTATGAACAAAGAGGTTCAGTGGGCAGACGAGGATGCCAAGACCGAGATCTTGGACACGCTTATCGATAGCGCTTCTTCTGCGCTTGGCCGTGCGCTTGACTACGCTGTGCTTCATGGCATTAACCCCGCAACGGGTACCGCCATCAATGGTGTAGCAGGTCTTACCGCGCAAGCAAATGTGGTGACTGCTTCCAAAGACCCCGTGAAGGATCTAGACGCACTTGTGGCCGCTGTTCCTGATTACGACATCGACGGTATCGCTTTGTCCAAGGCATACGCTGGCTCTCTGCGCAGCGTTCGCGCAGACGGGACGGGTTATCGTCTGTTCCCCGAGATTCCTTTGAACCTCAAGGCAGGACAGCTTGATGGCATCGCCGCGGCCACCTCTTCTGCTGTAAACGGTGCTCTTGCCACTACCGCAACCAATGTGTTGGCAATTCTCGGCAACTTCAACCTCATCAAGTGGGGCATGGTTCGCGACATTTACATGGACGTTATCACCGCTGGTGACCCTGACAACAAGGGTTATGACCTTGCCTACAAAGACGAGGTTGCATACCGTCTGGGCGTCGTGTACAGCTTTGCGTGCGTCGATCCCAAGGGCTTTGCTGTTCTTAAGAGCGCAGGCAAATAATGGATACGACAAACACGCCTAAACCATTTGCAACCGTAGATGACTTGGCTGATGTTTGTCCTTGCTATGACGAGACAAAGCGCAAGCGTGCTGATAAGCTGCTTGCGCTTGTTTCGGCAATCATACGAGCTCAATGCAGCGATTATAAGTCGATTGATCCTGAGGTTCTCACGTTCGTTGTGTGTCAAGCTGTGTCACGCGCTCTTCAAGCAGGCACCGAAACCCCAATCGGAGCGACTTCTGAAAGCTGGGGGGCGGCACCGTTCAGCGGCAGCGTTTCCTACGCGAACCCAACAGGTGACATCTACTTCACGGCATTTGAAAAGCATCTTTTAGGCATCGGCACCACCGAGATGTACTTCATCAATCAAAAGGTGGGCTCATGAGACCGAAGATGAAGCTTTACGTTCGCTTACAGGCCAGCGCGGGCAAAGATCGCCTTGGCAACAAAGTGCATGAACATGCGCAAAGTACCGCGGTCGATGGCTGCTTATTTGCCCCTGGCATTTCGCAGGACTTAGCAGCATCAAAACCCGAAGGGGTGAAGGTGTCTGCGACGGTATTTTTCCCGCGCGGATGGTCTTCTCGGCTGCGTGGAGCGCTTGTAAGCACCGATGAAAAACGCTGGCTTAAAGTTGTGGGTGATCCTTTAGAGTACCCCTGCGAGATGCTCCCGAAAGGCTTTCCGTACAGCTGCGCTGTGATGCTGGAGGCATACGATGGCTAACGAAATCGAAGCGAGCGTAAACGGCCAGACCGTAAAGCTTAAATACAAGCCGAACAAGGTACGAACAGCCATCTTGAGCTCGATTGCAACAAAGGCACTCATCAGAGCAAAAGCGGAGCGCATTGCCAAGAAAGCCAACGCAATGTATGGCGCAAAAGGCTACCGTGTGCGAATAAAGCAAGGACAAACAAGAGCAAGGGCCTATGTGTACACAGGTGACCTGCACTCTATGCGTTCGAACAGAATACACAACACGCTACAAAAGGCGCTAGGAGGCGGCAAATGATATTCAGCTCCATCGAGTACGTAATTGGCTATGTGCAGGACGTGCTCGAGATTCCAACGTCGACCTACGCGCAGAAAAACACGCCTAATGCGTATGCGCTTGTTGACCGCACGGGTGGCGTTATGGACTATCCGCACGACGCGCCCGAATACAGCGTATCGATTTACACAAAGTCCGAAGCCAAAAGCGAAGAGCTGGCGCACGTGCTGGCAATTGGGCTTAAAACGCGCCCGATGAAGGACGTGCATGTAAACACATGCGCAGCGCCGAATGTCTTTTCATATGGCAGGGACGACGCAGGATACTTTATATGGCAGGTGAGCTTCTCGCTCGTCTGCAACATTCACGATGAATAGGAGACAAAAAATGGCAGTAAATGCTAGCAACGTTTTAGTTGGCGCCCCTGACCAGTTGGTTACAGGCGCTATTTGTGATGCGCCGCTGGGAACAAAGCTTCCGACGCACGCACTCGACAAGATTAACGCCGCCTTTGAAGATTCTGGCTACATTTCGGAGGATGGTGTTTCTTTGTCGCTTAAGACTTCCACCGAGACCATCCGCGACTGGTCGGCCGCAGGCATCCGTCAGATCCTAAAAGAGTTTACGGGAACAGTGAAGTGGACAGAGCTCGAGGTTTCCAAAAAGTCGCTCGAGCGCGCTTTTGGTACAGATTCTGTAACCACCGAGGCGGCAGGACAAGACCACGGCACGCGAGTTTCTGTGGCAATCGGAGCACAGATCCCAAGTCCTCGAAGCTGGGTTTTCAAAATCAAAGACGGCAAGAAGAAAGTGCTGCTCGTCGTTCCTAACGGACAGGCAACTATCTCGGATGACATTTCATTTACGTCTTCGGATGCCGCGACCATTGGCATTGAGCTTAACTGCGCGCCTGATGAGCGAGGCAAGAACATTTACATCTACACAGACGACGGCGTATTTTCTGCATAAAAGGAGCTTGAAGCATGCTTAAATTTTCCACTGAAATAAAAACGCTCGATATTGATGTCGACGGGCAAACATACAGCATCCCGCTTGAGCCGACAGTTCAGGATTTTGACGAAGCGGCAGAGCTTTTCAGCACCGAAGGTGCGAGCACAGCAGAGTTTGCGCGCTGGTTTTTGACGTACTTAAAGCGCTACGTTCCCAACGTGGAGCTTTTGCCCATGACGGCCTTGAGCAAGATCATGAAAGAGTGGTCTGACAAAAGCGAGCTCACCAAGGGCCAAAAGGGAAAATAATAGGCTTGCTTCCGATTGTGGCGCATCACCAGCAAGCGCTTGAATACGACTTAATGGTGCGCACACATTTCACACTTGACGATTTAGGGCGCTCGCTTCCGTGGCGGGCGCTCTTTTCTTTTATCTCGGGTTTGGACAAAACGTCGCTTTTGTGGCAGCAGATGCACCAAGACAGGCAAGACGAAGCTTTGTGGGAATCACCTGCTGTGCTTCCGCAGCTTGTAGCGCTTCTTGTGGACGAGCTGCGCAGCATGCAATACATCTACACCGCCTCTCACTCGGAGCACGCCGTAAAGCAGCCTGAACCTATTCCAAGACCAGGCATCAAGCAAAAGAAAGCAGACGTCAAGCGTTTCGGCAGCAAGCCTGTGACAAAACAAGAATTTGAGACTTTCTGGAGCAGCAGAAAGGAGGACTAATGGCAAATACAGAGGTTGGCTCGGCGTTTTTGTCGATCATACCCTCCATGAAAGGCTTTGACGGCAAGGTCTTTTCTGGTATCACCGCAGGACTTGCCACAGCAGCAGCCGCAACAGCTGCGGCCATAGGTGGCGTGTCCAAGGCTGCAATTGATGCATATTCGAACTTTGAGCAGCTTGAAGGCGGCGTTCAGACGATCTTCGGCAACGCATCAAAACAAGTTATGCAAGATGCGGCAGAAGCCTACAAGGTTTCTGGCGTGTCGATGAACCAGTACATGAGCCAAATTAACAGCTTCGGTGCAGCGCTTAAGCAATCGCTCGGCGGTGACGTTCAGCAAGCAGCTAAGTTCGGAAACCTTGCTATCAAGGATATGGCAGATAATGCCTCCATTTTTGGCACAAACTTGCAGGACGTGCAAAACGCCTATCAAGGCTTTGCCAAGCAAAACTACACGATGCTTGACAACCTAAAGCTTGGTTATGGCGGCACCAAGTCAGAGATGCAGCGCCTCATTAAAGACGCCAATGAGCTTGAAAAGGCACAGGGGCGAGCTGGCGACTTGACCATTGAGAAGTACAGCGATGTCATCCAAGCAATTCACGACGTGCAAGAGGCTCAAAACATCACGGGCAACTCTGCAAGAGAAGCATCACATACCATTCAAGGCTCTATCCAAACCATGCAAGCAGCGTGGGAAAACTGGCTTTCTGCACTTGCTGACCCCTCGGGCGACATTGAAGGCATGACGCAAAAGCTCGTCGAGAGTATCGGTCAGGTGGCACAGAATCTACTTCCCATTGTGGCCAATGTCGCCAAGAACATGGCAAATGCGCTTCCGTCGGTCATTCAGGCCGCTGTTCCTGCGATGGCAGATATTGTCGGCACGCTTGTTACAGGCATTGATTGGATTGGCATTGCTGGTTCCATCGCGAGTGCTTTACAAAACGCCTTTGGCATGGCAGCAGACCTTATCACGCAGATTCCCGACTTTGCGGGGAAAATTTTCGGCCTTATCACCGAACAGCTGCAAAACAGCCCCTTTGATTTTTCTGGCTTCACTAGTCAGCTCGCGCCTTTAGCAGACGCAATCTCGGGGCTTTTCCAAGCGGCAAAAGATGCCATTGATGAGATGGCCCAAAACGGTGCGCTTCAAAACATCATGACGCTTGCGGGCAATGTCGGCGGGCTTATCGTGGCGATAGTCACAAACATCATCAACTGCATTAAGGCGGTGCTCCCCGCGGTGGCGCCTGTGGTTAATTTCGTGATGCCAATCTTGAGCTTTATCGCAAGCGCGCTAACGCATGTTGTAAACATCGTTGGCACTGTAGTGGCTGCGGTTGCAGGTGCTGTGGGACGCATCACGGCGTTCGTGGCAAACTTGCTCAGCTCTTTTGTGTCGTCGCTCGGCGGCATAAAAGGCGCTTGGGACAGGCTCATCGGATTTTTGAGCGGGGCAGCCTCTCGAATCGCTGGCTTCTTCTCGTCTATCCCGAGTAAAATTGGCGGATTTTTCAACGGCGCGCTCAACGCCGCCAAAAATGCAGGACGGGGCATCCTTGACTTCTTCCGCGGCATTCCCAAGTCTATCGGTGATTTCTTTTCGTCTATACCAGGCAAAATCGCTGCGATGTTTAAAAACATCCACGTACCCACGCTTCACATCGAAGGTGGCTTCGACTTAAACCCGCTGCACTTCCGCTTGCCTAAGATTTCGTTTTACGCAAAAGGCGGCATCGTTGGCCCCGCATTCGGTGGGCCGCAGCTTGGTGTTGTGGGTGAAGCAAGGCACAACGAGCTTATTACGCCTTTGGAGGGCCGTGCCATGCACCCATTTGCCGACTACATCGCTTCTCGTATTGGGGGCAATTCAGATATGACAAAGCAAGACATGCAAGATGCTGTGGCGTCCGCCTTGGCGGAGGTTATGCCTTACATCATCTCGCAGTACACGCCCGTGCTCTCGCAGCGCGAGCAAGCAAGGCTGGTGTAGCGCATGGATCAGCTTAAGTACATTTCTGCTGCAAAACGTGTCACAGTCGGCCTTGACGGCGACGCTATATACAGTGGGACGGCCGAAGATGTTCGCTCTTACGCGTGGAATTATGAGCTACAAGTTCGAGGCATAGCAGCGCCGATTCTTAAGGCAAAAAAGGCGACAATTAAAGTAACTGCGCTTGAACTTGACGAACTCGATGCGCTAAGGCGCGCGGCCAACGCAGACATCAAAGCTGGCATAGCTGGCGTGATGGTCGCGCAAAAATGCTGGGAGCAGCATGCTTTTGTGACTGGCACAAAGCTCGACAAACTCAACGTCGACGGCACAGCAGAGTGCAGCATTGAAGCCGTTCTCATCGATGGCTGCTGGCGCAAAAAGCACACCAAACAATTTGTCGCACAAGCTGTAAAGACGACCACGACAGGCAAAGATTACCCGCACGATTACGCATTCGATTACGTCGCACAAGAGCCTTTTGCGCAGACGCTCGACTTTGGCCAATCCGATGCAATTTCGTTCAGGCTCACCATTTACGGGCCCGCAAACGACCCGTGCGTCATTGTGGGAGGCAATCACTACCAATTACGCACATCTATTCTGGCAGGCGATTTCGTGGTCGTAGACAGCCTTAAAAAGACCGTGGAGCTGCATTCGCAAGTAGGAAGCGTGACCAACATTTTCGATAAGGCAGAGCGCGGGCGTGGTTTGGGTCGAGGCTCATACATTTTCGAGCCTATCAAGCAAGGCGAGCAGATTGTGCGCTGGGACGGCTCATTTAACTTTACGCTTGAGTACTTTGAAGAGGAGAGTATCCCGCCGTGGACGCATTACTAACCATTACCGATGCACAAGGCACCCCGCGCGCTTTAATCGAAAATTATAAGGGCGATTTTGCCTTTGGTTCAGGCGAACAAGATTTTGAACTCACATTCGATTCCCCGCTACTTTTTGGCGGGGAATTTGTTTATATTGACGGCACTGAATATGGCGGCATCGTCGACGAAGTAAAAAGCACGTCCAATCTCAAAGCGACCACATACAAGGGCCGCACGTGGCACGGCATACTTACCGACAAAGTGCTTGAGCCCGACGCGGGGCAAGACTACTTGCGCGCTCAAGGTGACGCACAAAACGTGCTTACACGCCTCATAAAGCGCATATCGCTCGACAAGCTTTTTGTGGTCGACGTATGCGACCCCGTGCATATCGATTATCAATTTAAGCGCTATGTCGACGCTTACACGGGCATCAAAGACATGCTCGCGGCATCTGGCGCAAAGCTTACCATGGCGCACATTGACGCATATGTGCATATATGCGCTCAAAAGGTCGCAACCATTGGCAACGAGGTCGACACAGACATCATGCAATTCAGCGTGACAAAAGCAGTACGGCCCATAAACCACCTCGTTTGCCTTGGCAAAGGCGGGCTCAAAGACAGACAAGTGCTGCATCTGTATGCAGACGAGCACGGCAACATCAGCCGCACAAAAACCTTTTACGGAAGCGCCGAGCGCTCGCAGACCTACGACGCATCAAGCGCAGAGCCTGAGGAGCTTGCCAAAAATGGCACAAAGAAGCTCAAAGAGCTGCAACAGCAAGGCGGCGTTGACGCAAACCTTGCGCGCGTCGAGAACTGGTGGGTAGGCGACATCATCGAGGCGCGAGACACCCGCACAGGCATCATTGTACAGGCACCAATCAAAAAGAAGATTGCACGCATCAAAGATGGTGTGCTCAAGGTACAGTACGAAATAGGCACCGCCGCCAAAAAAGAAGATGCACCCGAGGCAGAAAAGCCCGTGCCCGCCTCAGACGGCACAGGTTCATCAGAAGCTCAAGCCGCAACCAAAAAAGCCGAAGCAGCACAAGCAACCGCACAAGCTGCCGACAAAAAAGCGGACGAAGCAAAAGCCGAAACCAAAAAGACCAAGGCGAGCGCTGACCAAGCACAACACAGAGCCGATGAAGCCTATCAAAAAGCGGACGATGCATACGAACGAGCACAAGACGCAAAGAGCCGCGCAGATGACGCATACAGGCTGGCAACAAGCACAAGCGCGCCTTATGAGCGCACCTATAGTGAGAATGGCGAGCGCTTGCACGTCAAAAGATACGGCAAAGTGGTAGCGGGAACTATTGACGGATGGACGGCACAACTACCGAACGCACGTTCTACACATACCATAGCAACGCTACCGCATGACATGAGACCCGCTTTTCCGATTGAGGTGGCAATCGTTGGCAAACACTCATATGCAGAAATAGCCGCAGAAATTAAGCCAACAGGAGAAATTATTGTATGGGGGCTAGGTTCTGGAACGCTGGGTACGCAGCAAATCTATGGCAATTTCACTTTTATTACCGACTAAGGAGCAGATATGGCAAAAACAGACGGTTTCAGCAAGTATTCGTGTGACCGGTGCGTTACCGAGAAGTTCGCACAGCCCGATTCGTCAGAAGCGCTTATGTATTCAACCATAGAGCGTATAACGGCAGACGGTGTGGGTGTAACACGCCTTTTATGCACAAGTTGCGCCGCAAAGTATCGAGAGCTAGCCCGCAAGCATGACGCGGAGTTCTTGCAATTCATGAAGGCAGACAAGGAGTAATAATGGCGCTTGAATTAGTAACAACGCATACAGGAAGCCCACATGTAACCGCAGCACAAGCCGCAGCATGGCAGGCAGGTGTTGTGGGCAAGGGTAAATGCGTACTTGACGTGCTGGATAATTTCAAGTCAACGCAAGTAAGCGCAAACCAAGTGACCGTAGGCAAGGGAGCAGCCGTCATTGACGGACGTTTGATTGTGTCCGAGCAGGCCGAGACTGTAACCATTGAGAATGGCTCGCAAACAGGGCAGCGAAACGACTTAATCTGTATTCGTTACCAAAAGCAAGGCTCACAAGAGAGCGCTTCGCTTGTCGTTGTCAAAGGCGAGACGACAGGCGGCGGATATGACTATCACGGCGGCAGATACCGCCCGAGCGATGAAGCATCAGACCCCGATACCCATAAGAATAATTCAATCTTTAAGGGAGATGAAATTGTTGACTTGCCATTGTGGCGTGTACGCCTTGACGGCATCCAAGCCGACAAGCCCGAACGCATAACGCCCGTCATGACAACGCTTAAAGACGCAGCAGACACAGTTAAGGCGCATACATCTGACATCGCAACCGTGAAATCTGGCATAGCGGGCATCAATAGCGACGTTGCAAGCTTGCGCAGCCGCGTTTTATCCATCGAGGACGGCACAGGCAGCATTTTTGAGAAGCTAGGCGAGTGGAATAAGGCAAATGGCGAATATTTGCGCCTTGCATGCAGAAATGGCGTTGCAATTCTTGAAGTTCGAGGAGTAACACTACCGCTTAACCTTGGCCCGTGGGGTCACGCGTACACGGGCGCTGGCTGGATACCCGAAAAATATTGCCCCAAACAATGGATCCAAGTGCCGCTATGCGTGGATACAGGTGATCCGTGGGTGGCGTGCGTTCAAGTTGGCACAGACGGTAACGTAAAAGTCCAAAAACGAGGAGTAGAAGCAAAAGCAAAGCACCCAACATGGGGACAAGCCGTGTGGTTTTACTAATTCAATTATAAGGAGTAACTATGTATCACATTCCCAACTATATTGATGTGTTTTTCTCGCCCGTGCGAGATTCAGAGCTTGCACAAATTGCAATTGTGGCAGTATTGCTGCTCATTTTCTTTGATTGGCTTTTAGGAAGCGCGGCGGCAATCGCACAGCATAAATATTCGTCAAGCGTGGCGCGGCAAGGTATGGCGCACAAGGCATCAGAAATATGCTTTGTGCTTTTAGGCATTGTCATTGATGGAGCGCTTAAAGGTGGACTACATCTCGGCATTGACAGCCCCGTGCTCCTGGGCTGCTGCTCATATATTATCGTGATGGAAATTGCATCGTGCCTTGAAACCATTGGCAAGATTAACCCCAACTTAGCGCATAGTCCACTATTCCAAGCGCTTGATTCTATGCAAAAGCACCAGGACGAAAAAGGCGATAAATAATGAGTTACCCGTTCAAGGCAATTTACGCCAGTCCGCATACGTACACAAAAGGCAGAAGCGGCAAACGCGTTGAATATATTTTTGTTCATTACACGAGCAACCAAGGCAGCGCGCGTAATAATTGCTTGTACTTTTCCCGTGCAAACAGAAACGCTAGTGCGCATTTTTTCATTGACGGTACAGGCACAATTTATATCAGCGTACCCGAGGATTCCACCGCATGGGCAGTGGGCAATTTTGACTTAAATCAGCGAAGCATATCAATTGAAGTTGTAAGCGATGGACGAGATTTTACAAGCGCTGAAATTAGCGAATTGACGTGGCTTGTGCAACACCTCATGGCTAAATATGGCATACCCGCAAGCCGTGTATATAGGCATCATGACGCGGCGCGAATTGCAACAAAAGGCAAAACCGCATCAGCCTACAAGCGCTGCCCCGCGCCTTATATCAATGAGAGCAAATGGCAAGCACTAAAGGCGCAAATTACACAAGGCAGCACCACGGCGCAAGGCTGGATTAAAAACGAAACAGGATGGTGGTACAAGCGCCAAGACGCAAGCTATCCCGCAGATAAGTGGGAAAAGATTAACGGCAAGTGGTACTGGTTCGACACACATGGCTATATGGTTACAGGTTGGCTCAAGCGCGGCGACACATGGTACTACCTAGACGATTCAGGAGCAATGGTCACAGGCTGGAAAAAGATTAACGGCAGCTGGTACTACCTGGACGATTCAGGCGCTATGCTTACAGGCTGGCAGACCATCGAAGGCAAGAAATACTACTTTGCCAAGGCTGGCGGGCAGATGGCTACAGGCTGGCTTACAGAAGGCGACAAGTACTACTATGCGGACGCATCAAAAGATGGTGCATGCATTGTTGATTGTCTAAAAGAGATTAACGGCAAAGTGTACGCGTTCGATAAAACAGGCGCAATGCTAACAGGAACAGTTGAAGTTGAAGCCGACCAAACTGGCGCGCTATCCATCAAGGCGGCAGGTTAGTATGTTTGCAGATAAATGGCGACTTACGTTGTGGGTAAAAACACCAAACAGCGGCATGAATTACCGAAAGCAGCGTGTGTTGTTTTTCAAGTCTAAAAAAGCGCTATTCGACTTTATTCAAGATACATATTACGCCGCTCAAATTAGCATAGACAACGAGAAGAAAACCGTTAGTTGTGTTGTTAGAGGATAGCTAGCCCCGCCTTGCGTGTTACATTGTTGCACATGCAAGGCGGGTATTTTTAGTTTATGTTAGCATTTTTCAATCTATAAAACCGCAGGTAAACGAGCCGTTGTAAGGCGTTCTAAGCCCCGATAAATTACAAAACGAGTATTTATACCTTAATTACACGAAAAAGTGTTATTTTTGAGAATTTTATACATGCGCACAACGTGACTGCATTTTTTGCTATAGTAATAAATACTATTTTATATGCGCAGGAAAATACACTTAAAAAAACTCTATATGCCCATTTTCCATGTGACAGATTAGTGACAGGTGCTATTTACACAAGCACCAAAAAACGCCGATTAACAGCATAAATATAAAAATTTATAGAGATTGTAATAATGTTCGAATCCCTTCATCTCCACCATTTTTTTATTTCTGCTTACGTCGAACTTATGTTGGAATCGTTCCGCTCAATTGCGTTCAGCTACGCTCAACTACGCTCAACCGTGATTTTCTTATATAGGGGCAGACAATGGCAACTCAAGCACAACTAAAAGCTACCGAGAAGTACCGTAAGCAAAATATCAAGTCGTTTACGTTGAAGTTCTTTCCTGCCGACCATGATTTGTATGAGTATTTGCAACAACAGCCTAAAAAGGCTGAATATTTACGCGCTTTATCCGCAAGGATATGCAAAATAGCTAAGTGATGCTAACTAACCAAACACCGCTAACTAACCAAACACCACAACCGTGCTTTGGTGGCTGTTCTTTGTCAGTTTTGCAGCTCGTCGACATGAGGAGTTTGTATTACATGGACTTAATTATGCCCTATTTTCTTACGAATAAAGCGTGGTATACAGTTTCTGAAGACAAAAATGAGACGCTGGAAAACTTTGTTTTTGATGATGAAAGAGATAAGGATAAACGAATATTTCAGCTAACGGATGAGCTCCTGAAGAAGCGCATAAAAGCTACAAAAGAGTTTGGTTCTTGTGATGTTTGA